TGGATGATCGCTGATTCACTCATCGCCCGCCCTTCACCTTTCGCATGGCCGTGTTCACATATCCTTGCCAGTTTTGCACCGGAATGTCCATGAACCCGTCATAGGTGTTGCGCACTGTCGCATATCCTGCGACCCATCCGAAATACAGCGTGTCACCGAGTTTGAGATCGAGCAGCACCGCACCAAGCGGATAAGCGTCAAAGTCATCGTAGATACCGGTGTACTGCCCTGTCGGTGCATCTGCGGGCTTCTGACTTGGGCCACTCGGCCAACCTGTGAGGCTGGCACGACCTGAAGCGCGCAGAAAACCTGTATCGACGCGCATCCGACCACCTTTGGCAACTGGCGTCTGCATGTCCTTGATGAGATCCTGCACCGCGATCTGGACGGTGGCGAGCATTCGTTGCTCGGTCTCACGCACCCATTCCTCAATCTGTGCTGCAAAACTCGTCATGTGACACCTGCCGCGAAGTCGATCTCATAACGAATCCTGCACCGGCACCCGACGATCTCACGTGCCGGTGCATCAAGCGATTGATCGTGCGGGTGCAGCATCCGAGCACCCGTCACAGGCGACACAAACGGCTCATCCAGCCCGACCGACTGACCGTCAAGCGCACGGTGGCTGTCGCGCACCCGCCCGTCTCCGGCGCTGTCCCACACCTTGCGGATGGCGCTAAGCGGGCGACCGTTCCGCAGCGCCGCCTGCTTGATCGCTTCGTATTCACCCCGGTTCAATGCGGACAGGGCTTCAGTGCGCCCGATCTGCTCGCCGCGATACTTCAGCGCGTTGTCAGCGTAGAGCCCAACCAGTTTGTCCACTGTCTCGGCGTTGAGTGGCTTACCGGACGTGACGGCTTCCCTGACCACCTGGTCGAAGCGGCTCGGGCGCAAACCCATCTCGAAATACGACTCGTCCAGCGTGAGCAACTTCTGGCGCACACTGTCCACCCAGCGCAGTTGCGATCCGGTCAAACCAACCGTTCCACCTTCACGCCGACCAGTCTGCCGGTTCACCCGACCCACCAAATCCAGTGCTACATTGCGCGGGTTGCGACCCTCACGCATCCCACGTTGAAGCGCGTCTCGGACGGCTTGGCGCACATCTTCCTCAATCTCGACAACCCGCTGGCTGGATCGAGTTGCAAGCCACTGCTCTGCATCACGGTCGCGCACGTTGAAACGAATCATGCTTCTCACTCCGGTCGCATCCGTAACATGCTTGGGTAGCCCTGCGATTAACGCCATGCCACCCGCCTCAAACGTCTGAGCGAGCACAAAGTAGAAACTGTTGAACACAGCAGGATTCAGACCAAGCGCACGCAACACACCATCCACGTTGTTCTGCTCGATCATGCGGATCACTTCGACCAGCAGCGCTTCATCGCGCAACCGGCGAATGCCGTCGAGAATGGCATCGCGCAACCGTGGCTCAAATTGAGCGAGTAGTTCGATGAGTTGCTTCTCGGTCATCAGCGCCGCACAATCACAGTCCAAGAAATCGGATTACCCGCAGCGGGGCGCGTCATCACCACCTCGATCTTGTGATCCACACCGTCGATGCGAATGAAGTGACCGACCGTGGGGGTGGGTGACGTGCCATCGTTCGGGATGGACAACTGCTTGTCGGTGCGCAACACACTGGTGCCATCGACATACTTGGTTGATACAGGACGTGCGGTTGCGTTGATCGTGACCGGTGTGCCTTTCACGGGTGTTCCGGGTGCGTCAGGTCGAGCACCTGTCGAAACGGTCAACGGCACATATTGCACGATACCCTGTCGAAACCCGGCGTGGAGTTCAGACGACACTTGACGGAGATCATCGTAAATCGACATTTGAACTTGACCACCCTGTAAGTTATGCTATGTACGAATCACTTGAACAGGAGAAACATCGTGACCACCAAGACCAAGCCTGCCGCTGCTGCGACCACCGTAAACATTGGCGACATCGACATCGCTCTGCCGCCCAAGCCGACCCGTGCGGGCACCGGCAAGGGCAAGTATCCCTTCGCTGATCTGGCCGTCAACAAGTTCTTCAGCGTGACCGGCAAGGATCGTCGCGGCATGGCGACCGCAATCGCCAATGCGAACAAGCGCTACCGCAAGGAAATCCCGGCAGTCGGTGACACGCCGGCACAGGTGATCCAAGATCGTGAATTTTACGCGGTCGATGTGGACGCTGCGACGGCTGAAGCACTCAAGGGATCGGCGCATGAAGGTGCGACCGTCCTGATCATTCGCAGCAAGTAGCCCCCCTCCCACTGCTTGCTGTGGATAGCCCCCGCGCTCGCTTCGGTTGATGCGCGGGGGTTTTTTCATGCTCGGACGATGCCGCTGCTGATCGACGAAACACCACCGTTACCTTCAAGCAGTGGTGCAAGGATTTGCCCGATGATCGGGAACTGCTTCTGCACCTGCTCGGCACTGAGGGACAGGTATTCGGCGCTGACCGACCCCTCGATGCTGACGCGCTTATAGCGGTTGGGTGTGTAGTCGGCTTGGAGCACTGTTTCATCCTGAAGGTGACGCAGCGCTGCTTCGTATGTGGCGTTTTCGATCTCGGTCGGAACGAAGTCGGCACTGACCGGATAACCCTCGCGGTCCTGCACCCAACTGCGCGGCCAATCGCGCGTCTGCTGCGCTCGGTCACCGACCTTGTATCCGGGCCAGCGATAGCCGAACGAACCGTCCAACCACTCGGACGCCACGAGCAGCGCCACGTTCACATCATCGGTGGCGTGGGTACTCACATCGCGCCCGCGAGCCGTGTGATACGTTTGAAACCCTGCTGCGGTGCCGTAGAAGTCGGTCATTTGATCCTCACGATGGGGCGGCAGTTGCCCACCGCCCTCATATCATGCGTTACGCCTGCGGCGCAACGCCAGCCAGCGCCGCAGCCGCTTCGGCTTCAGTCGCATAGCCGGTGTCGGCGATCCCGAGTGCCGCAGCTGCTTCACCTTCAACCTTCTGACCCATCAGGTCAGCGATGAAGAACTTGCGGCCCTGCTTCATGACGATCAGTTTGGGCTGCTCGGTGGTCGGTTCGACCGGTGCGGGCGGCACAGGATCGGGATCGGTAATACCGTCCGACGCAGGCCCATCAGCCAGCGTCATCGTCTCGGGGTCATAGTCCGATTCGTTGATGCGGACGTGTACACCGTCGCGGACGATAGTGACGGTCGGGACTGTGCCGTGCGAATAGCCGATGGCGGTGAGGGTGATGAGTTTCATGTCAGTTTCCTCGGTTGATGAGATGCAAACCTTACCACAATGAAAACAGCCCCGCCACCCATAAGAGTGACGAGGCCGTTTCGTGTGTGGCCTAAGCCTAAACTACCCCAAAAGCAAGGCAACATGCTCAGTCTTTGAAGCGTGCGTCCCCCATGCCAGACCGATCTCACCGTACATCATGCGATAGCCGGGATACACAGCGAACTCGAAGGTGAGGCCGCTGCGCGGATCGGTCACGGTCGTCACGTCGATCGCCAGATCGCCCTGAACCGGGCGAGCAGGCGGACGGGCGGCGAGGTGAATCGCGTCCATCGAGAAGCCGACACCAGCGACGTTGTAGTTGGCGGTCAGCGTGATGTTGGTGGCAGCGGCAGGGATTGCCTGACGCAAACCCGGTGCAGCGATCGTGATGGTGCCGCCATCAGCCACAGCCGCATCACCCGATACCACCAGATAACGGTTGGCATCACCAGCGAACGAGATCACGTCACCAGCAACGATCGTGCCGGTAGCACCTGCCACCGAAGCAAGAGTGATGGTCGTCGCGCCGACAGCATAGCCGGTTGCGTTCGTGGTCGCACCCGAAGCCGTACCGGCGGTGTGCGAGCGAGACTGACCGGTTTCCTTGACCGAGAAGCCAAAGATGTCGAGCAGTTCGCCCTGACGCAGCGTCATCTGATCACCGGCTTCGTTCACACGGGTCAGGTTCTTCACCGAACGCAGGTTCGCACCAGCGCTGGTGTTGAGGACCATCGAACGACCGGTCATAGGCGCACCGTTGTCGTCAAGGATCTTGCGAACCTGAGCGACATCGTTGAGATGATCGACGCTGGTGCCGAACGGAGTGGTGCCAGCGGTGCCCCATGCACGCGATGCAGCGATGCGAGCGGTGGTCGCCAGATCGCCTTCAACCTCGTTGGTGAGGGTGCGAAGCGCCTGAGCGATGATCATCGCCTGAGCCGACTGGTAGTTCGGGCCAGAACCAGCATTCAGAGCGCGCTGCTCTTCAGCGACGAAGTTGAACTTCGCAGCGCGCGCCTTGGTGATGGTCATGGTGCCGGTGTCGAACACGTTGTCGTTGTTCGACGGGGGCGTCATCGCCGGAACGATGTCGCTGGCCGTCTGCGGCGGTGCGATCGGATAGGTGACGGTCTGGCCGACAGCAGCAGCTTCGACACCAGGCGCACGCATCACGGACGGAATGTAGCCGACGAGTTCGCGCGACACCACGTCCATTGCGGTATAGATGTCACCGATGATTTCAGTCAGCGTGTTGGCGTAAGCGTAAGCGGACAGGTTGCCGATCATCGGCGCAGTGCGCGCGAGCAGGATTTGCTTCATGTTGGACATGATGAGCCTCTTGTCTGAATGTTGGGGTTTTCGGCCCGTTCATCCCGAACTGCGGCACAGCGTCCGATCATCTCGATCTGCGACTGAGTGTGTTTGATATATGGTGTTTCGGTGGATGTCAAATGCAACAATGCACCGGAGGCGGTGACGAGACCTCCGGTGCATTGGATCAACGCAGCACTGTCCACTGTGCTGCGGATTAATCAACCAGCTTCATTTCACCCTTGGCGATCTTCTGACCGATACTCGCCTTTTCCATCGGTCCCAGCTTGTCGAAGTCAGCGCGCTTCATAATGTTGCCACCACCGCGATTGCCGCCTGCGCCACCCGAACCACTGCCGCTCGCTGCGGGAGCGCGAAGCAACTGATCCTTGTCCTGACGTTCACCGATGAACATCTCGAACGCTTCATCAACCGATGCGATTTCGCCACGCGAGTTGTAGATCACATCGCCATTGGGTCGCACCGGGACGAGTTGACCGTCTTCGATTTTGAAGCGATCCTGGTATGCGGCGGTCACGAAGTCACGCGGCACCGCCAGTCGTTCAGCGAGGAACTTGCTGCTGTTGAAAGCGTTGGAGCGCAGCAGGTTATCGCGTTCGCGCGCGATGTCGGCGGCGCGCTGCTCTGCTTCGGTCAGCTTGGGCTCGTATTGCGAAATGACCGCCTGACGCACCTTGTCCAGTTCGCCCTTCTCGACCATCTTGCTCAGGTCGAGATCCTTGGTCTTCTCGATCGCCTCACGTGCTGCGTCGGGATCGAGGTCGCCGAAGTTCGCCAGCTTTTCCTTGGCTTCCTTCGCTTCGCGGCGGTGGGTTGCGCTCTCGGTGTTGATGCGCTGGATGTAGCCGCTGGCGATCGCGGTTTCCTTGCCACTGTCGTCCACCATGATCGGGTTGCCGGATGCGTCAGTGACGAGATTGCCGCTGTCGTCGGTCTTCCAACCCGCCTTGTTGTCATAGGCGACGGCGGTGAGCGCAGTGGACGTGAGTGCGAGACGCAGGAGACGCTTCATGTGTGATCCTCTGGTTGGTTTGGTGAAGACTTACACCTACCACCGTGTAAGGGTCAAGCCCTCAAACGGGCGGCTCCACATCAGGCCCACCAGCGGGCACATCTTCGAGCAGGCGAGCCCGCTCACGTTCAATGGTGAAATTGCTGGACAGCACGTTCCGACGCTTCAGTTCTTCGGTGAATGTCTCGTGGCTGATGTCGCCGCGAGCCCGCGCCTTCTCCAGTGCATCGAGATCCTGACCTTCCATGTAGTCATCGAACTCGGCAAACACATGCACGGTTGGGTCGTATTCCAGATCCATCCACTCCGAGGTGAGCAGCAACGCATTCTCAAGCGCGTTGGACAGCATGAGCGCCCATGCCTTGACTGCACTCTTTGCCTTGCCTGCCGCAACCGCAGCAGTGATCACCGTGATGTTGCTGCTCGACGCGGTGAGCGGCTGACGACCCAGTTCGCGCAACCGTCGCTCGGTCGATTCCAGCCGTGCTTCAAGGAACTTCAGGCTCTCCGAACCGGGTTCTACATACGCCCAATTGCCCGCCGGCCCACCATCGTCACGAGGGGGCGACCATAGCACACGGTTCGGGCCTACCGCGATTTTGGTCTGCGGCTTCCCGTCGCGGCCCTGCGGAGGCTTGATCCCGTTCGCTGCCAGCATGGGATATGCGGTCAGCTGGGTCGCGTGCTCCAGACCGGTCTCCTGCTTGAACATCTGGATTTGCAACTCGACAGCGGCGCGCATGGGCGGGGTGAAGCGCCACTGACGACCCTCACGCCGACCCGTGATGAAAGGCACCATCGGGATTTCACCGATGCTGATCGGGCCGCTGTCCACCATGACGTATTCCTTGGCCTTGGTGGTGTCGTTGACCACCTTGCGCCAAAGCTGCCACTTGACTTCGGTGATCATCCGACCCGCTTCGTCCACGTTATCAAAACGCTGGAAAATGCGAATGTGGTCGGGATCACCCGGCTCGAAAATCTTGACGTAGGTGAGCACTTCGTCGCTGCCGACCATCTTGGACTGCACGTCAAGAATGTTGCGGGCGCGGATGTGCGTCCAATACGGGCGCAGGCCGCGTGCTCGGGCGTCAGCGATGCTGAGAACGGGTGCGTCAGTCTTGTCGTAATCAACCAGAATCCAGTCGATCGCGTTGTTGATGCCGTTGAAGAACACCTGCGATGCGAATACGGTCAGGTTGCTCCCTGCCCCATCGACGTTGTAGGTGAAATCCCTGATCTCTTCGGGGATAGTACCCTGATCGTCAGCCTGATCTGTGACCAGTTCCACCATCTGCTCGAACGGTTTGCCAGACAGCGACTCGATGATGTCGCTGTAAATGTTGGTCATCACGGCGCAGGACGTGCGGAACTTGTAGTCCTCGGCTTCCTCGTCACGGAAGCGCGGCAGGAACTCGTCGAAGTGCAGTTTCATACCCTCGATCCCGTCGAGGACTGCATCGACCTTCTTCCAATACCGCTCCATGAACGCACTATCGACCGAGCGCTTTTCAAGCACGTCAACCGGCACGCCACCGCTGGGTGGTGCGGACGCATAGGCGATGGCGTTGAGGCGACGGGTGGTCATCCGAAGCGAGCCTTCATTTCTTCTGAGAGACGATTCATCGCTTCAGAGACGATGTAACTGCGCTCAATCAGAGCACCTTCGTCCGAACGATCAACATGCCAGTTGTAGAACTTGATACCACCGTCCGAGGCGTTTTTCACACTCGGTCGATGCGCGTACCACTTGTAGCCTTTGGTGGTTGTGCTGAAACTATACCCCTGATCACCAGCGACATAATGTCGTAGAATATCAATGAAATCATCTTCGTGGAGCGAACCACAGAAACTACACGTCCGCGTGCCGTCAGGCATCGACTGCCAGTGGTCGTGCTCGGGCATACCCGGATAACTGGGTGTATGGTCACGGCTACCGCAACGAAAGGTATGTGCGTCGGTCATGGCTGGTGGATACCTGATTGACGTGGTGCGTGCAAGCGGTTGCGTCACCCGGAGTACCCACCGATCTGCAATCCACCAGCCGAAGCGTTTGGTGCCGGAAAATACGCTTGAATCATTGCATCTGCCAAGTTAGGGCTCCTTGTACCCGGTGGAGACTTGTCGATCAAGGTTTTCAGTGTTGATGTACTACGCTTCGACTGAACCTGCGCCAACTCTTTACAAAGCTGGTGCAGCACGGGAATCTCCGAACTCAACGAGATCAATTCCGCACCGTCATACAAGTCACCATGCACCCGAGCGCGCCACGTCTTGTAGAACCGAGCGCGCACCGACCACCACGCCTGAGCCTTGAAATTGTGGTAGAAATCCTTGTTCAACGGGCTGTTGTCATCCCCCTCAATGACCCGCTCGAACGGACGGAGCACTGCGCCGCCTGCGTGCCACGGGGTCAGGACGAACTCATCCGGGTCGATTGCGCCGCTCTCGACCAACCGGTTGAACTCGCTCTTGACCCCTGAGCCGACGCCGATCGCGTCATACTGGATCTCGATCCCGCGCAGGCGGCGGTCACGCAGATCGGCCAGCATGTTGCGCGTCGTGACACCCGGATCACGTTCGCCCCAATCGCGCGCATGACGCAACACCAACCCCTGCCGGATCACCAGTGCGTTCTTGTCCGCACCTTCATCGGCCACGTCGAGCCCCGCCATCCACTGATCCGTCTGTGCGATTGCGGCGAGTGCCGGGATGTGCAGGTGTGCGTCGATCGCCGCCTGAATCCACTCGTAGGAGATGATCGTGTTCTCGACTGCGGCGCTGTAGTTGCGATCCACTTCCTGAGCGAACACGTGCTGCATCCCCTCACGCTCGGCCTTGGCCTTGCGCTGGTCGTACCACTCTTGCGTTTTCTCAGGGTGGTCGCGCCAGTCCATCACGAACACACGCGGGACACCCTTGGGTATCTCAGCACCGGGATACCACACCTGTCCTGCTTCACGGCGGCGGTGGAACACGTTGCCCAGCCCGTTCACGCTGGAAATGTCGATGCGGACGTTGGTGTTGTCACCGAGCGATGCTTCGATCAGTTCAGGTCGTTCAATGTGCGCCGCTTCGTCCACGAGGTACATGGCCTTACGACCACCGCGACCGATGTTGTCACCACCTTCACCACCGATGATCGAATCGTTCTCGGTGTTGATGATCTTGAGATTGCTGCGTTGCACCTTGGGGCGCATCTCGGGCGGCAGGCGTTTGATGATGAGCGCCATTTTCTCAAAGATGCTGTCCGGGTCGCCCAGCTTGTCAACCAGTGCTTCCTTGCGCGAACCCCAGCCGATTGCGTCGTTGTTGATGTATTTGAGACACCAGACGCAATAGGCACACGCGACCCATGTTGCGCCCATGTCGCGTGCTTTCTCAATCAGACCGCTTTCCTGATCGCGCCGCAGTGCTTCAAAGAACTCGACTAGTTCAACCTGTTTGGCGAAAAACACAAATGGCATCCATTTGTGCTGTTTTCGGGGGTTATAGGTATCACACCACCCCTGAATCCACTCTACCGGACGGGTGCTGTAGTAAGCGTTTGCTTGTTTGAGTAATCGTGGATCGCGCCTGAACTCGATCAGACGTTGCATTCGCCAAGCATACACGCGCTCGTATGGTGGAGGCCATTGTTCATGGTCGAGCGCACGGGGTCGCCACGGTTCAAGCGGTTTGCTGCTCGCGTTGGGCGGTTTGAACAGGTCGGGGGTCACGGCTTGGTCTTGCGTGTTCTGTTAGTCACCCAAGCGTGCTGGAGGCAGTGCTGGACGATGTATTGAAGCAGGTAGGATGCGTTCTCCCTGTCCATCCTATCACGATTGTAGAATCGTTCTTCGACAGCCTGAACCACATGCAAGGCTTCATGTGCTACGAGCGCTGCGTATTGTTCCTTGCTCTGCTTCCGCGACGGTCGATTGATGCAGATGAGTAGTGTCATCTGACCATCGGACTTGACCAGTTCGTGCGTTGTCGCGTGCGAACCGGGGATTATCCACGGACCAGCATCATGAACCTTCATGCGTTTCATACACTTATCGAATGCTTCACTGCTTGTCGTGAAACCGATGTAGCACGGCCATTGGCCGGTGTGCATCCAGTGAATCATTCATCATCCCCGATCAGTCGTGCGTATGCTTCGCCTGCTTCGGTCGCGCTGGTTCCCTCGGTCAGTGCGGGTGCTTCCTGTGCGGCCCGGTCGGCGCGTCGGGACGGGTTGTCCCCATCGTCGAGACCGAGATACGCCGCCCACATTTTCAGGGCCGCCATCTTGTCGTGTGCCTGAACCTTCACCTTGACCCGCTGGTTCCGATTCATCTGTCCGTTATCGTTCGTTTCGACCTCGATCGACTTGATCGCACCAGACCGTTCAGCCTCGCGCAGTCGCTCAATGTCGAAGCACGGATGACCGAGTGCATCGACGGTGAAAAAATCCGTCAGGTCGAATTGTGCGATCGTGACCACCTCACGAATCCAGTGTTCCTTGGTGATCTCCTGCGCGTCAGCGCGCTTCATCACCTGCTCGGTGATAGCGGCCTGGACGAGTGGGCGGTCGAGCCACCCGTGGTGATCCCGATCACGCAGCGCAGGTGGCATGGGATGGCGCAGTGCGAGCCGGATGGACCGGTTCGCCACACGTGCCGCTTCCGCCAGTGCATCCACCAGTTGATCGACGAAGCGCCTCTCAGCCTGTGAAATCTGGGCGTATGCGGACTGGAACATACCTTGTGGTGCCAATGCGTTCATTGGTCCACAAATACGGGCCGCGTGGTAGGTTAGTCAATGGCAGTCGCACCAGTGCGCATAAACCAGAAACCCGACAATCACCACCAACAGCAGCAATCTCGCAATGTCCCCGAGTGTTATCATCAACGTCATTGGTTCGTTCCTTCGTGTGCTGCGGTGTCAGTCATGCTCCACCTCATCTGTCCGCTGACCGATCCGCTCACTCGCTCCATACCGACCCATACCGCGCCGTCGCACCTGCTTGCGATAATTCTCGGACGGCATGACTGTGACGACTGTGCAACCTTGCAGCACGATGCGTTGTCCACCGTGCAACCGGACGAACCGTGCGCCGATCTCAGCAGCGCATCGGACGGCAGGGCTGTCCAGTGCAGCGTGTGCTTCGTCTGGTGTGACTGGTGCCACTCGCTCGATGTAGCGTTCGATCGCGTGGGCGGTGATGTGGATCTCTACCACCGTTCACCCATGATGATCCACTGCTGCACTTCGTCGGGGTTCGCCCGGACGGTCTGAGGGAGCAGCACCCGGACGGCTGCATTGTCGTTCTGGTGCGGGTGGGTCAAAACACGATCTCCTCATCCGTCTCACGAGCGAGCCAGTGCTGGACGTCGCTCGCGTTGCTCGTGTGTCATCGCACATACCGCAGCGCGTTACCGAGCGCACCCTGAGCGGTGTCACCCACTTGAATCACTGTGACGCGACCATTGCTGTCGAACCGTTCGGGACGGGTCGGCGCGTGCCCACTGTGTCGGGGTGCCGCTCCAACTCGTATCGGACGGGGTGTGTCATACATCTGCTCCGTTTGAGTCGCTCTCAGCAGTCTTACACGGATGTAAGTTTTATTCAACGGAAAAATCTGCGCCACTGCTACACGCGATTTGACCCCCGGTATGGGGGTGGGGGCCACCTTTAGCAGCGCGGTGTATGGGGATGGGGTGTCGCTTGCTGCGTTTGGTGCAGGTTGACCGTGTGGTAGGTTTTTAAATTTGGTGAGTGTGGAAAATTTTGTGCGTGGGTCATTCGCAACATTATTGCGGGGTGGGGGGGGGTCAAACGCAACATTATTGCGCAGACGAAACAAGTGTTTGATTTTGTTGGGATTTTTCGGGCGCGCCAAGGGTTGCGCCTGGCCGATTGACAGATTGACGCAATCCGCCAGCTGATCCACCGCTAATTTAACGCGATTGCCGCAATCCTGTATCGCCTGAATGATTGATTTTTTGATTTGCGGCGATTGACGCAATCCTGTGTTGCCGGAAGGATTTATTGCGAGATTGCGATTGCGAGGGGTTTGGACCTATAGTGCCAGAACGATTTATTGCTTAATGTTGTTCTAAACTGCTATATGTAATAAGTTATATCAAATATTTCTATCGGGAAGGGTAAGGAAAAGTTGGTCGGGTGCAAGAATAGCGCACCAAACGCATCAATTCCCGCAAACGTCTCAGCACGTCAGAATTGCATCAAGCACACAAACCTATCAATTCCCGCAAACGTCACGGCAAAACAGGCTTGACGCAATCGGCTAATGGCGTATGGTGCGAATCACATAGCGGCTCTGTTTCGCCGCAACCTCTAATCGGAGTAACCAATATGCCTTATTTCTGGGTCCGCCCCTACGGCGCAAATGAAACGCGCGCGCAATTGCCAGCCGATACGATTGGTGCCGCGCTCCACCTGAAGCGCATTTTCGGCGGTGCTATCGTTTGCGCACACACCGGCATTGATTATTCAGGCTATCCGGAGTCGCTGGCATGACTGACTATCTCACCGCAATCGCCCGCGCAGCTGACAACCCGCGCCTGGATCCGGTCCAATTGCGCCAAGCGCAGCAAGCTATGTGGGCGCGCCATAAGGTAGCAGCCTGGCAAGGTGCACCAGTCGGCACGTTGACGGCTGAGACTGTCCGGCGCGGTTCAATGGCGCGCGCGCGGCGCATTGATAGGAGTCTGTAAGATGAAATACGTAGTCAACACTTTTGACGATTCAGCGCCTGGCATGGAGCGCCTGCGCTACCAATCCGAATTTATCTTGCTGGCGTATCCATGGGAAGATTCGGATTTGGATGATATCCGCCAGCAATGGCTTGCAGATATTCAATCGTGCGCACGTCCGGATAATTTCGATTACGACGCCGCGCGCCAAGCCGTGCTGGATTGGTGCGATGAAAATACGGTCAGACTGTCCGATGCGCTCCACTACTTGCAAAGCGAATTGGATGGGCAATGGGGTGACATGTCAGAATATGACGAGTCGCCCACTTTCCGCTTGTACATCGAAACAGGTGACTCATGATCCAGACAGCCGCCCATATTCTCATGTATACGGCTGGCGCAATCGGCGCATTTGTATTGTTTGACACAATACGCCAGGTTTGGCGTGAATCAGGAGAGTAACACATGATTCGAATGTTTCAGACACAGTTCGACTCGTACGTTTGCGACGGTGAAAGCATCACTGCTGAGCGCGACGGGTTCCGCTACGTCGCAACCGTCCATCATGATTCGGATATGGGCCCACCATGGGAAGAACATGACGGGCACGGCCCGGTTAGCGATTGGACGGGCCGCGACAAGCGGCCCGGTGAACTGGTGCTATGCACTGACCGAGGATCACGCCGCTATTATGACTTTGCCGAGGCTTGCCGGATTGCGCGACGTGACATTTGGGGAATCCCCCCCAAGGGCTTGAAAGTGGAGCGGGCACCTGACGGCAAATGGAATTGGATTAGCGTTGACGGTTACGCAACCGGATTCCCCTGCTGGAATAGCGCAACCCGTGCCGCATATGAGTATGTGCGCTCCACTATGTCACCGCGCGAATATGCCGCTCGCGCCGCGCGCCATGACTTCGAAATGTTGCGTGATTGGTGCGACGATGAATGGACCTGGTGCGGAATTGCCGTCCAATTGTTCGGGCCCGACGGTGAAGAACTGACGGGCGATTATGACTTTGCAACATGGGGGATTGAATGCAATTACCCCGACTCGCGTAATGAGTATCTGAGCGAAGTTGCCGAGGATCTAGCGCAAGAGATTCACCGTCTGCACGTGTTGCCCATGTTGCAGGGTGCTGCAACTGTTGCGGCAATGGAAGGAGTCGGGCCGTGAAATTTTCAGTCACGTATGAAATCGTCACACCTGAATCAGCCGAACAAGGCGACGCTGAATCGCGCGGCTTTATCTGCTGGGATGTGACATTGCGGGAAGCGCTGCAATCCCTATTCGAGACTCGCACAAGTCAAGTTGACGGGATTAGCGCAATCGAACCGAACGACTCGGAGTATCAGCGCGCGCGATGGATGACTGTCTATAACGGCGCTGAGTACCTGACAGGTGCAAACGAGTCCCGTTCAATTCACTTTCCTGAACGGGTAACAGGTGCAACACGTGCGCGGCTTGTGCGCCTGGTGCTGAGGGGACACTCATGACACTACTCGCACAGACACTGTCCAATCGCTTCACACAAGCAAGCGTCGCAACGATAAAGCGACACATTGAATCGCCGCGCGGATTGGACACTTGCGCCGCATTGCGCCTATTGCGTCGCAATGTTAGAGACGTTTCACCGCGCGCGACTCGTGCCCTGCAATGGAGCGTTGCGCGGCAGGTTTTGGACATGATTAAAAGAGGTGAGGTATGACTAAGAGTATAACACTGCGACCGGGTTCAATCGCTGGAATCGGCGATGTTTACGTAACTCTCAAATGGGATGGGTTGCGTCTTTCGATAACCGGCGTGTCTGGTCCGCTTGCAAATGGCGACGCGCGCGGATCATGTGGGCAATGCCGTGGCGAATTGAGCAGGATAACTAGATTCGCCGACAATTGGACGGGTGAAATGGTGACTCGTCTTTCCTATCTTTGGGGGCGGTGGCACTCAAACGATATGCGCGCCGGAAGCCCTGCACAAGAGCAACACCTACGTGAAAATCCCATCAGTTTCACCTATCCGGAATCGCACTATGATGCGGCCCGCAAGACTCTCGAGTCCGCCGGTTTGCATCCTGACGCTGAAGGTTATCACTACGGATCTGAGTGGCGGTTTGAATATGTTCCTGATGATGTGATTGCGGAATTGTTCGCTTTCCCTATCGCCGACAAACCTTTACCTGGTGCATGGCGCAACTAATCTACTGTCGCAAGCGTAGCAGCGTGACACATGCCGCGCTGCTATCTGGCAACATTGGAAAGGGTAACACATGACTGAGACTGCAAAGCGACACCTTGCGGCAATCAATGCCGGAGAGGTCAACCGCACAAACATTATTGGTTTGCGCAAGCTGATCAATGCCAGCGAACGCAAAGCGCAAGGCTGGTCAATCGGAGTCACTGCCAGCGCGATTGACATGGATTCGCTTGATGCAATCGAAACGGCTATTTCCGAAAGATTGCCGCTTGTTACTGGTGAATTGGTCCAAACGGGAATCGCCCTACTCACTAACAAGCGATATGCGCGGCAGCTGTCTTATGTTGGCGACAAGGTGCACCAGGTGGCACAATTCAGGCTTGCCCGGTTTGACCGACTCGGGCGCTATGGCGTGCATAGCGTGCCGGTTTATCGCGCCTATGATAGCACGGGCGGCTATCTTTTCACGTTCCGCAACATTCCTTGGCAATCGGGCGGTAATGGCCCGGAAATCTTGGGGGCCTGACACATGAAACGAGTCACACACAGACAGATTGAACGCAAGGCGCGGCTTGTCCTATCCCTCGCGTGGCTATCTGCAATACGCCGATATCCGGGGTGACGGGATTTATCAGCCCACATACCGCGCCATGTAACAAGCGCCGCGCCTTAACGGGTTGCGGCGCTTGTTACATTGCGTGCTAAGGAGACGAGTAACGCTATGATTGATTGACGCGCGCCAGGATCGAGCACGCCAGCGGT